TGTGATAAGGAGGTCGGTGACATTGAATCATGCATGCCTCATTCTGATATTTCTGAATTTGGCCGTATGGCTCAACTGTTGTTTGGTGATTTATTCTGCGCTCTAGATCGAAAGATCTGGAACAATGAAATTATCCCCAAACACGGTCCTGGTAGTGTAGCCGATAAACTTACTAGCAATGGTAAGTACCGGACGAACTACTGGACCGACCGTCTTGAGTCAGTCTTCCATGTGGGAGACTTCCTCTATCCGAATGCTCGGTATGTCTCCGAGTACGAGGATGACGGTATCCGATTCCTGGAACCCGGTTCGGAGTTACCCTCTCGGGTAATCTCTGTTCCTAAGACGCTCAAGACACCTCGCATTATTGCTATCGAGCCCTCCACTGTACAATATGTGCAGCAGGGGATACTCGAGGTGATTAGCGAGCAGATTCATTCGACATTTTTGAATGAATTGATTGGAACTAAGGATCAGACCCCTAACCAGGATCTGGCCAAAGCAGGTTCGCTTAACGGCGACCTGTCCACACTTGATTTAAGTGAGGCTTCCGATCGTGTGTCTTGTCTGCTCGTAAAGACCCTTATGCATCGAAATCCTCTTTCGCAAGAGGCAATCTTTGCATGTAGGTCCGAACGGGCCTCTGTTCCTGGACATGGAGTTATATCCTTGTCCAAGTTCGCGTCTATGGGTTCGGCTCTCTGTTTCCCTTTTGAGGCGATGGTTTTTCTTACCATCATCTTTCTTGGGATTGAAAGAGAGTTAGGACACCAGTTGACCAAAAAGGACATATTGTCCTATATAGGTCAGGTGCGTGTTTACGGAGACGATTTAATTGTCCCCGTTAAATATGTGCATACAGTCGTCGACCTGCTAGAGCACTTCGGTGCGAAGGTCGGTCGCCCCAAGTCTTTTTGGAATGGTAAATTCCGGGAGTCTTGTGGGAAAGAGTACTACGATGGCCATGACGTTTCCATTGTCAAGGTCCGCCGTGTATTTCCTTCACGACTGCAGCAAACGGCAGAGGTGGAGTCACTTGTGTCGCTTAGGAACCAGATGTATTTATCTGGTAACTGGGCGGTCGCAAAGTGGCTAGATGGGAA